AGTTTCTCTGCTTGCACTCTGTACAAGCAAGTGTTATCTTTGTACGCACAATCTCCACCTCCATTGTTCGAATTAGACTTGAAAATCCAAAAAAAAAGGACTTTGCATCCTTAATCTTAAGTATTCTAACATATACAAGTATAACCGTCAATATATAAATATTTTTTTCCTTGACAAATTTCAATTTAATTCTAGAATAAACATTGAAACAAAAAATCACGTCTATGGAGGACTTCTATGGAAAAGCTAAAGTTATTTTTCAAAAGGAAAGATATTGTAATTTCAGCCAAGCGTTACGGCATTGATGCTTTGGGCGCTATGGCACAGGGACTGTTCTGTTCACTTTTAATAGGTACTATTATCAATACTGTCGGAAAGCAGTTTAATATCGGTTTTCTTACAAGCACTGTAGCCACCATTGCAGGGGTTGAATATACGGTAGGATCTCTGGCAAGTGCTATGAGCGGTCCGGCAATGGCTGTTGCTATCGGCTATGCACTTAATACTCCGCCGCTTGTACTCTTTTCATTGATTACTGTAGGTTTTGCTTCCAATGCACTGGGGGGTGCAGGCGGACCTTTGGCAGTATTATTTGTTGCTATTATAGCATCTGAAGTCGGAAAAATGGTTTCAAAGGAAACCAAGATAGATATACTTGTTACACCTCTGGTAACAATATCTGTCGGTATCTTTTTATCAGCTATACTTGCACCAACTCTTGGAAAAGCCGCTATGAAGCTTGGAACTGTAATTATGTGGGCTACAAGCCTTCAGCCTTTCCTTATGGGTATACTGGTTTCACTACTTGTCGGTGTAGCACTTACACTTCCTATATCATCGGCAGCTATTTGTGCGGCTCTTGGACTTACAGGACTTGCAGGCGGTGCCGCTTTGGCAGGCTGTTGCGCTCAGATGGTCGGATTTGCTGTTATCTCATTTCCCGAGAATAAATGGTCCGGACTTATATCTCAAGGTATAGGAACATCAATGCTACAAATGGGCAATATTGTAAAGAATCCACGCATCTGGATTGCACCATGTATTACATCTATGATTACAGGACCTATTGCTACATGTATATTTAAGCTGCAAATGAACGGTGCTGCCGTATCATCAGGTATGGGTACATGCGGTCTTGTAGGGCAGATCGGTGTATACACCGGCTGGGTAAGCGATATTGCAAACGGAAGCAAAGCTTCTATTACTTCATTTGACTGGATAGGACTTATATTTATATCATTTGTTCTTCCGGCTGTTATAACACCTGTTATTCATATGTTTGTGAAAAAGATGGGACTGGTAAAGACAGGCGATCTTAAATTATAAAATAATCCTCGGGATTTGGTGAATTCCAAAATCCCGGGGATTTTATTTTTACAATAATCTGAATACCTGCTCCGCAGTATCTGTAAGATTTTGCTTTGCGGTATCTGTTTGCATTGCTTCTTCCAATGTAACTATTCTTCTTAAGATAGGAAAGAAGGCATCAATTCCGTGCTCATTACAAACTCCTGCATCCTCTGTTACACTTCCTGAGAATGCTATAACTTTTTTGTTATACTTCTTTGCAATATTCGCTACACCTACAGGAGCCTTTCCCATAACGGTTTGATGATCGAGTCTGCCCTCTCCTGTAACTACAATATCAGCATCCTTTACATATTCTTCAAGCTTAGTTTCATCAAGTATTATCTTTATTCCGGACTCCAACTTTGAGTTTGTAAAATTAAGGAATGCATAGCCAAGTCCTCCTGCCGCACCTGTTCCGGGATATTCACTGTCTGCAGTAGGATATTTTTCTTTTACTATCTTTGAATAAGCATTTAGCCATCCATCCATATCTGCTACCATTTCCTTGGTAGCACCCTTTTGTGGTCCGTATATTGCAGAACATCCCAGATCTCCGCATAAAGGATTGTTTACATCACATGCCACTCTGAAATAACATTCCGAAAGCTCTTTTATCACATTCTCATCTCTTATGCTTACAATATCTCTGACACCGCTTGCTCCAAATCCTACCTGATTACCTTCTTTATCAAGGAACTCATACCCCAGTGCCTGAAGCATTCCTATTCCGCAGTCATTTGTAGCGGAACCGCCTATTCCTACAACAAAATGTCTGCAGCCTTTATTTATGGCATCCTTTATAAGCTCTCCTACTCCGAATGTTGTAGTATATAAAGGGTTCTTTTCATTACCGCTTACCAAGGTAATGCCTGCAGCCTGTGACATTTCTATTATAGCCGTTTTACTTGAATCAACTATTCCGTAAACAGCATTTACTTTTCTCCCTACCGGTCCTGTTACATCAACATTTATAAGCCTTCCGCCCATACCGATAGAAAGAGCTTCCACAGTGCCCTCACCACCGTCTGCAAGCGGTCTTATTTCAACTTCCGCATCCTTGTGTGCTTTCTTTATTCCATTTGATATAGCCTCACCTGCCTCCAAAGAAGACATACTTCCTTTAAATGAATCAATGGCAACAACAACTCTCATTTTGCTGTTTCTCCTTTCATCTGTACTGATGCCAGTTTATCATATAAATACATCAAAATACACTTAAAAAATCTACTTGTTTATAAAATAAATCTTATACTGTATTTTTTATATAAAATAAATCCTACCGATAAAACAGCGATTATTCCCCCGATTAATACTATGATTGAATTTCCCACACTGATTTTATCTGAATTATATAAAGCTATAAATTTTTTGATTTCATCAAAGCTATACCAGCCCTTACTTATAGAAATCTTATCTCTCTCAATATCGACCAAGACCCCTACTTTTAATGAATCATCATCAAAAACTTTCACCAACAATACTGAGCCGAAGGGAGTGGTTGAGTCTGCCCCAAGCAAGAGGATATTTGTCATTCCTGTATTATATTGTTCACCTAAAAGTTCAGACATCAAAGCTATTGTTGTGTAATTTTTGTCATCATAAATTAAATTTTCGGCTTCAAAGAGCTTACCGTTTTTATCATACGAAAGTACTCTCTCAAAATATTCATTTGATGGCTTATGTTCTGTCACAACCCAGTTGGAGTCCTTCATATCAATAGTATCTGTATTTGATTCAAAAACAAGCTCTCTAAGTTCATCTTCGGATTTAATTTTGCTGACAGGTACTGCATTATATACAAAGAATAGATCGGTATTATTTACAACATTTTGATTAGTCTCCCCATTTTTTGAAAGAGCATTTATCAAAACATCATTTGAAGGAGGAGTGATACCAAATGAATTGATACAAATATTTAAAGAGAAAATATAAAAAAATATAAATACCAATATCTTTGCAGCTTTATTATTCATCTTAACCTCCATAAAACAATTAAATTAATAAACTGTGAAAATAATATTGATTACTCATAATCATGTTTTTGCAGAACAAATGCTCCACTTGAATTTCCCACTCTTGTATAATATTTTATACCTACTCCGGGTGTAATAACACAAACTGTATTCTTATAATCATATATGGCATATGAGCCGTTGTCCAATGTAATCGTACAAAAACTCTCACCGGGATCTATTGTATAGTTTCTATATTCGCGGGTCTTTGTGTCCATATATGTCCCATCTCCATATAATTCAGTTCCAAAAAAAGAAATAGCATCTGAATTCACTACATCAAAAATTTTATCTGCACTATATGTACTACCTATTGGCTTTTTTATAGAATTATATCCATTAATACACAATATAAGAATTATTATAATAAATTCTATACTGCATATAGCAAATGCTATAATCCGCTCAATCGACTTTTTTTGCATAGGCGTTTTCCCCATTTATTTCTTCCGACTCTTGATTAAACTGTATCTCACGTCCAGTAGCTGTTGTATGCCGAAAACAAAAATAAGAAATTAGGAAATTAAAAATGAGATATTCACACTTACTGCATACTTTTGTTTTTAACGTATTAATAATTGTATACTCATATGTTAATATACATTACATTTACTAATAAAAAAAGCGTTTAAATGAACTTTTAAATCCATTTAAACGCTTTTTAAAATCACATTAAATAATACTCGTCTGTCTTCATAAATTCTTCAACAGCATCTTTATATTTTTCTGGAACTTCATCAATAGTCATTAAACCATATTTGATTCTTGATGCATAAAATTTAATATACACTTTCATTTTCTTCTTACTCATTGCCTTCTTCCTCCTCTTCACTGTTCATCAATTCAAGCATCATGTTTGACAAGGCATCTATACGACCTGTAAGTGTCGCCTCCACCTGTTCTACCTTGTCCATAGACCTAAACATGAGTAAAGCCTGTATCTGAGTAATGGCTCCCATTGCATCTTTAATAAAATTGATTGTGATACCTTGCAATTTAAGTCCTGTTACAGTCTCCTCACCACTATCATTTTGTACTGTCATAATCACTTTATTTGCATCTGTAAGCCTGTCCTTGAGTTGGTCAAGCTTTGCAAAATTATCAATTACAGTGACAAAAGTATCACCGTAATATGTACTAAGTTCTATCTCGGTCTTATCCTTTAATATCAATTTGCTCATTTAAAATTTCCTTTAATTAATAAACTCTATATGGCTAATTCCAGATATACTGTTATTAACGACCACATTTACCTGAATAGTTGCTTCTTGTCTATTGGGACTACTTACAGCAATTCCTATAGCAATTCTATGATGTCCTTGTAATTCTGACACATCCACATCAACGAAATATTCAGCACCATTTGGTATCGCCACTAAAGTATTCCACTGTCCTGAAGTTATAGGAACAACTCCATCTTTGTAACCCACCTTTTTTATAACACTTGCGTTTATTTTACTATTTATACTCGGAATATAGTTTGCAGGCAAACCAGTTGGTAGTGCCCACACAACGCCTACTAAAGCTCCTACACCACCAACCGTTCCCCATTTCCCACCATGTGGATACTTCAATCCTAATCGTATAGTTCTGAAAGGCGTTAAATTAACAGAATGTGCCAAAGTTACTGACTCCTCAAGCACTCTATCTTTTCGATATTCATGTAACCCTCCTCCTGAAGCTGAACTACCATTACTAAATCTTATAATGCCATCCCTTATTTCCGTTGCAGGCCTAGTATAACTAAGTAAACTGCTTCCCAATCCTATGTTCGCCACCCCTGACATTAAAACATTGTCAAAGGTGGCATTCCTAAAAGCCACTCTACCTGTGCCATAGTCCTCCATAGTTCCTATCATGCCATTCATGTTCACGTTTTTTCTGATATTCCACGGCTGAAAATTTGGTGATGGCAAGGCTACATAATTTGCTCCTTGTATAAAAGCTCCATTTTTTATTCCGACCACTATACATCTACCTACATTAGGCAAATCGTAGGCAAATCCCTGCCCGGAATGGCTAGGATTTGCAAGAATAACATCACCATGAGTGGCTATCCACCGTGGTATCGATCCTTCAAACTTTATTCCCTGCTGGCTTGAAGCAGTTTGCCACTGCAGTACGCTATCCGCCCCTGCTGTGCCTAATACGGATGCGTCTACTTCAACATGGGGATTATTATCATCTCTAAAATAATACGCATTGCCATGACCCAACTGCATAACCAGTTTACCTCTACCAGGGTCCATACCAAAAAGTTTTGCCTGATTATTAGTATAGTTATTTAGCTTAGTATCGACCATTTTAATTTGTCCTTGTTCTTCACAAGTTCTTGTATCACTAAGAGTTTTCTCAGGATGGTAATTTGTAGCTCTTTTTGCCAAGCTCGGCGAAACAACGACATAAGGATTCCACTGTCCACTCTCGTCTTTGTGGTAATACCCAGGTTCAATTCTAACAACATACCCACCATCAGGTTGATACATAAACATGTGCTCACAGTTTGGACCTCTATATCCTCGTATAGGTATAGTGCCTCTGGCTCCTGCTATGTTAAGACTTTCAAGCATTTTACTTGGATCTATCCCTATACCAGAGCTAAGGATTGCATACGGAATAGACACAGATGGCTTGTTCCCGTTTTGACTATAAAAACCTTCCTCAAATCTTGCTATAACCTTTGACTCAGCAGGTTTATTTTCAAATGATGATACATTAACAGAGTTTCCTCGATTTGCAATTTCACCTTCAACAATTTCATCATCACTGTCAGATGTAATTGTTCTATACCCACGTAAAACATGAGCTTTGCCAGCTGTCACATCATCCGATCCGACTCCACCTGCTCCACCTTTTAAGATAATTGCTTGACTCATCTTTATTCTCCCTTAATTGCAATAAAAAAAGCCGCCTTGGGCTTCTTTACATAACACATAAGTTTTAATTCTCCATTACTTACAATACATTTGTTTATGCAGGAATACGCTTTCTCTTGAGCTTTGATAATATCCGCTCTACTTTCGCCTTCGCTAATATGTTGTGATACTGTAGGAGTATCTCCATCTTTAAGAGTAGCTACTTGTAATATCTGTGTCCATGGTCCCGATCCAGTCCACCTGTCAGCCGGTACATTTACTACCGTCACTCTTTTCATATCAGTAATTTTATTTACGTACTCTGTTTTATCAACTTTTAGATGCAACAGATTTAACGCTTCAGCCTTTTTGATAAAATCGTTGGCTGATACTGATATCTTCACCTCTGCTGCTGTATCAAATGCAAAGCTTATTTGATAATCATACTCTATTTCTCTCTCTGATATAACCGGTACCTTTTCACCTGCTCTATCCTGTCCTACAATAAAAAGTATCTCTTCTGTGCCAAATCTTGCATATATACCTATCTGCTTTAATTGATACTCTTCTGTTACATCTAAATTTGTAAGAGTCAGCTTTACTACCGCTACATTATTTTCAATATTAACACTATTTACTTGCAGGCTCTGCTTTCTTCCTGCTATCTCTACAAGTCTTTTAGGCTCAGAGCTAACTATATCTGAAGAAACAGCTTTCGTAATCGTTATTGTGCTTCCCGTTACTATACTAGCTAACTTCCTACTACCTGCTTCAGTTAAATAGAACTTCATTCGACCACCTCAAACTTCATCTTCTTATGCGTAAATTCACCAACTCCAATATATATTGTAGCAACTTCATCCCTTGGCACAGAATTTATAAACTTATAATCAAAGTGTGCCGGGCGGATATCTTTAAAGAACTTCTTTGCAATATCCATATTTTCAAGAAGTGAAGCACTTCCAACATATATATCAAATCTACATCCTACTTCCTTTATTTTTACTACATCAGCATTTAAAAGACTTTTTATTGTATCCTCAAGGTTTGCAATTGTAGGAAGTAGCTTCTGATATTTCTTTACAAGTATCTTGAGTCTTCTCTGTGAAATTGATAGCTCTACATTAGGCTCTATAGCATAATCTCTTTCAAATCGTTCAATTGTATCATTACAACTGAAAATATTAAATTCATTGCTTAGTTCCTCAAAAAAACTATATAAATACTCAATTTCAACATCTTCAGCATCTATAAGTTCCTTCATCTGCTTTATCTTATACACAAAAAGTGGCAAATTATCTTTTATCATCTTGCTACCCCTATAGATATACTTGATATTATCGGGAAGCTTCCGGATTCAATATCTATTGATACATTATTCTTGTTTATGCTCATAGTGTCCACATCTGTTACATTCTGAATACTAAGTAATATATTTAATATCTTTGCATATGAAACTCTTTGTCTTAGTGTTGTATCAAAATCAAGTTCTGATAAATATGTATTTAAATTCTTTTTAAATGCTGTTTTAATATCATCTAAATAAGATTCATTTTTGACTCTTATTGTTGCGTTTATTTCAATCGGAAATGTTGTTGCTGCCTTGATTAATACATTTGCACCTGCCAACTTATTTGCCTCAATCACATCTTTAACCTTTTTAATCAGCGATTCATTTGCAGCTTCATTGCCTTCAGCTACAATCAATACATCTACTGTTCCCGGTCCTCTTGCAAGGTCTATAACTTTTACCTTGTCCACACCGGTAACACTTTTAGCTGTAGCCTTATACCATGCAACGTTTCCATATCCAACTACATTAGCCTCTGATTCATGTATCCTCTTTCTATAATTCTCATCACTCTCCCTGTCATATCCGCCTGATGATACAGTATCAATTACAACCTTTGAAAGTCCTATATATCTCTCTAAAAACTTCAACTTTGCATTTGGATATAATCTATATCCACTTCCTTTAGCTGCTGCAATACCTGTAACTGTTACCACACCTGAGTCACCAATTATGTAATCTCCTCTTACATAAAAAATAACTCCTGTATCTTCAGATTTAATTCCTGTACCGTCTGCAACAGTCTTTCCTATTTCTCCATATATTTTAAATACAGCTTCTTCATAAGTTGCTTCTAATCGTTGAATGTTATGTTCGAATTTTCCAAGTCTATCAAGATCCTCTCCTGTTGCAGTATCAACATGAATCCTATCTAATAATGTACCAACCTCATAACTATAAAATTTAGCTAATTCATTCGCTACTGAGGATAGATTATCATATGTAAAGCTTCCTTCAATCTTTGAAGCAGGGTTTTGTACCTTTTCTTTTAATCTATATAAAATCGCATTATAGCTATTATCCATTTGATACCCTCATCTCTTCCTCGATTTTTCCATATATTGTACTTACAATGAATTTAACCTTTATTTCTTGACTCTTTGAATGTAAGAAGCTGAAGTCACCTACATCAACAATATACGGATTTACTAAAAGTGCCTCTTGTATATATCTTGATATTTCACTAAAAAGAATATCTTCATCCTCGACCGTACCAATTAATATACTTACTTCATTACCGTATTTATTACTGTAAGCATTAAATATAAATCTTTCAGTTTTTAAAGCCTTATATATCCATATTTTTAAAGCTTCGTTCCCTTCGACCAAATAATATTTACCATGCTTTATTTTCAATTCTTCTCTTCCAAAGTCAAATGCCCACTCCCTATACATTGGAAGCCTTTTTTCATCTGAAATTTTAGCGACCGAAAGTTCAGGGAAAATATTCATACTCCTACCACCTTGCTCAATATGTAAAAGTTATCCATTACCCTTTGCACTACAACATAATCACCCGGATTTATTTTAATTGTATTTAAAATGCTTTTTAATGCTTCTTTTAATTCTGTTTCTCCAGTATTAATACTATCAGGTTCTAGCTCCATTACCATAACCGGATCAACATTTAAGTTTACACTTATATCAACCTCTCCTATTCTTATAGTAAGAGGTTTTATACTAAGTACCTTAGCAACTTCCAAGTTATATCCGTTTAATGCTGCTCCACGTTGTTCCATTATTTTACTAAGTTCAGTATAAGGATTACTCATTTAAGACCTCCACTGTCAAACTCATTGTATGCTCTCCACTACCAATGCTATGACTATCACCTGTTACAAGAAACTTTCCTGTAAATCCGTTTGAAATATCCTGAATAATAACAGCTTTACCGGATATTACATTAAAGTTACCTACAGCATTAATATTTGAAGTATCATTTACACCAACGAGTTTTTCTTTTGCAGATACAGAAACATCTTTGTCTTTTTCTGCTTTTATAACATCCTGTAATATTCCATACTTTAAGTTTTCTTCAGCTGAAGTTTCATACACTTTCCCATTCTTATCATCAAGAACAATAACACGGTTTACCATGTTTTCCATGCTCTTTTTATAGTTTGCATCCATAAGATTTGCTTTACCGGATATTACAGCAACTACTTCACTGCCCTTCTTTCTTACTTCGACCTTTTCTCCTACAGCAGTTATGTAGTAATTATCTCCATAGGCCTCAGATATTGCTTTGTATATTGTCTTGTCTCCTGTACTTATTACCGTTTTATCTACTGCAACACTTTCCAACCTTCCTATAGGAATCTTAAACTCGTCAAGTATCTTTCTTGTTATCGTCTCAGCACTTCCTTTATAAACACCTGCAAGCTTATTTTTGCCTAAGTACCATAACACATCTCTTGATGTTATTGATACATCACTACCGCTTAAAGAAGAGGAAACTTCTGTAACTACTCCTACATACAGTAGTCTGTTTTTATCATCAAAAAGATTGATACTGTTGCCTATCTCAACCTTAACCAAAGGCATTGAAATTTTAGGATTATATAGATATGTGAAGCTTAAGCTCCTTGACCTTTCATCAATATCACCACTCCATGTGGCATTTACACAAAGATTAGTTATATCTTTATCATTAGCAATAATTCTCATGGTATAAGTATTTTCATCCCTTCTCTAAGCTTTTTAGGATTTATCCCTCCGTTTGCTTCAGAAATCTTTTTCCATTTTTCACCGCTTCCATAATATTTTTTTGCAAGTCCCCATAATGTTGTCTTACTGTTTACTATTTCAATATTGCCTGCTTTAGGGGCATTTTCTGCCCCTCTATCAGACAATACTACATCTGAACTTTTTACCGTGTCCCCATCTTTTTTTAATATGCTTACACTTTCAACCGTTGGTATATCAATATCCTTAACCTCTGTAAGCTTTAATTCAATATAAACATCAAGTTCTCCCTCTTTAAGAGTAATATTTTTACTGTCTAAGATTGCTTTAAAGTTCATTGTAGGTTTTGATACAATAAATCTTAAAGTTATATCTTCAGTAATCCATTTGTTTATAAGTTCGATATCGGAATCTAAAGAGCCTCTTCTTCTAAATCTTGATTTAGATGATGGAAGGAATGTTGATATACTTACAGTTTTCAATCCTCTTTTTCCCGGAAAATAAACATCACCAAGATTATCTATATTCTCTCTTATATTATCTCTTGACTCACTTATTGTTATACCGGATGGATTAACATTGAACTCAATACTATTACCATTTATATCTTTTATTAATATAGCTCTGGTCTTTCTCATCTATCCACCTGCTTCATCTTCTTAACCAGTTCAGTTGTAACCTTATCAATATCCGCCTCTTCTCTTATAACCATAGAACCAATATTAATATTTACCGACTTACCTCCAAGCATTTTCTGTGTATCTGAATTTGAATGTACTTTACTACCTGCAGGTAAACTTACAAGCTCAGGTCCATGCTCTCCTACAGTAGTATATCCTCCACTCCAGTAGCTTGTTCCTGTTGCATTTGCTCCAACAGAGTTCTTTCCACCGCCTATAAACCCTGCAACATTCTTTACAGCTCCTGCAACAGCACTGACTCCCTTGCCAATTCCATTAATAATAGGCTCTATTACACTCCAAGCAGCTTTTACTACAGCTTCTATAGCCGGAAATGCTTTTTCAAATGCAGATAAACAAAGGTCTACCGCTGCAATTATTAAGTCAAATGCTCCACCTATCACTGTTCCCATTGTACTTAGAACTCCACTTACTATAGGCCCCATAGTCTCTATAATTCCTTGGAATAATTGAGAATGGCTTCCAAGCATTGTGAACACTGCACCTATTTTCTCACCTACAACAGATATTATTGAGGCTATTCCCGGGAAAATTTCAGCTATATAGCTTCCAAGACCTTGTATTATCGCACTTGCTACAGGTGCAATTGCTGTAATTACACTTCCGATAGCATTTATAGCATTAACTATTACAGGTGTAACACTTTCAAAAGATAACCCCATTCCACTTACAGAACCTGAAAAGATTTCTCCAAGTGTTGTCATTATCGGACCTACTGCATCAAATACCTGTCCCATCGAGCTTTCAAATGCAGGCATTGCATCCATTACATTAGATAAAGCATCTGTAATAACAGGTAACGCTTTTTCACCTACAGATGTAAGCATTACAGCACCATAGTTTTTAATCTTATTTGCCATAGCGGCTACAGATTTGTTCTGCTGTTGAAATGCTCCTTCTGCTGCTCCTGATGCCTTAGTCATTGCATCTGTCTTAGTTGCAAAATTTTCAGCCTGTGAACCTGCCAGTGCAAGTACCGCATTCTTAGCCTCAACAGATGAAAAAAGACCTGCAAAGGCAACTTCATCACCATTTACAGAGTCTTTTAATTTGTTAAGTATAGATCCAAGGCCTTCACTTTCAAGTGCAGCAGCTCCTGAGGCATACCCCATCTTTTTAAGTGCTTCACTCATTTCTGTTGAAGGTGACATAAAGCCTTGCATTGTAGCTTTAAGCTGTGTAGTAACTTCTGCAGTTCCTCCGGTTACACCTGTAAGTGTAGCCATTGCACCAAAGAGTTCTTCTTGGCTTACCTTTAGAGTAGATGCAAGCGGTATTACCGCACCCATACTGGAGGCAAGTTCCGGGAAACTTGTTTGACCTAATTTTACAGTTTCAAATGCTAGATCCGCTGCCTTACCTACTGCCTCAGCTGAGGTATCTCCATATCCCTTTGTTACAGCTGAGAGCATTTTAACAGCTTCAGACGTTTCCGCATTACCTGCCTTTGCAGCTTTTGCTGCAATCTCAAGCTGTTTTGTTGAGTCCGCACTCTCTCCAAAAGCAGACACAACTTCATAAAGTCCGCCTGATAAATTATTAAGGTCTACACCTGTATCCTTTGATATGGTCTTGAGGCTTTCTCCCATTGATGAAAGCTTGCCTTTTACATCACCGTCAAGCAATGTACCAACGTTTGCCATTCCTTTTTCAAAGTCTATTGCTGATTTTACAGCCATTCCTCCGGCTGCTGCAATTGCCGTAAATCCTGCTGCTCCTGCTGCAAGTCCCAACTTTGCTATTGCTCCACCAACAGCTTTTACTCCATGTGCGACAAATCGTATTACCTTATTATCTTTGATTGTAGCAAGTCTTGAAGCTACATTTCTAATGCCCGATATCGCTTCATGTACTCTTGATCTGATAGTTACATTTCTATCTCTCAAGTTCTCCGTCTCAGTTTCTACATTGTCTATTGCTGATACAGCACTTTCTGTATTTGCCGATACGCTTACACTTCTGTCACTTAAATTTTCTGACTCGGTTCTGACATTTTCTATTGACGATACAGCACTTTCTGTATTTGCTGATACGCTTACATCTCTATCACTTAAATTTTCTGATTCGGTTCTAACATTTTCTATTGCAGATACAGCATTATCTGTATTTGCACTAACAGTTATATCATTAGCATTTGTACCGTTAAGCTGTGATAATGACTCTCTTGCTCTTCCGATATCTGATTGAAAGTTTCTTGCAGCTTGTGCTGCTCCTCTAAGTACTCCGGTTACATCATCCTGTAGCCTTATTACTCCACCAAAAACATCCATCAGCCTTCTCCTACAAGTACATCAGCTACTGCCTCTTTTATCAATCTCTTTTGTTGCTCTTCGTTAAGTTTTGCCAATGCCTCCAAGACTACTTTTTCGCTTCTTGTAAAGCTGTCAAGTTCTCCAGGCAAAATCCCAACACTAAGGCAGTAGCCATATAAATACGCTTCATGTGAATAAATCAGCTTTTTTTTAACTCGTCAACATCCGATACTGTAGTCTTATCTTTCATTCCTGACAAAGCAAGAACTTCATTTGCAAGCTTTGTCCTATCTGCAGGAGTAAACACATCCATTATCTCTAAATGTGTTTTTATGATCTTCTCTCCAACCATATATGTTGCAAGTTCCTGAAGAGTCTTTGAAGCATAATAAATTGTATATTTATCAACTACTACATTGTTCTCCGAATAGTTAAAACAATCATTTAGCTCCTCAGAACTAAGTCCTCTAAGTTCTATCTCTTCATCCAGATCACCAATATAATATCTTTTTACCTTGCGTTTTTTTCTCTCCTCCATCTTTTTTAAAGCTTTATCCGCAAAAGACTTAAAAGTCAAAACTTTCTTTGTATCTACCATGATTAAATTACTCCTTTATTTCATCTAAACAAATCATATCTGACGGAGTAAATGAGAATGGAAATTCTACTTTTACTACCGCACCCATTTCATAATCAAGTGGAAATTCACTTAAAGCAACATTGCCTATCTGATATCTTTCTATTTGTCCTCCGATTGCATCAGGATCTGCAAGTGTTGTCATTATAGTCCCCCTAGGATCTTTCCCTTTTAAGATTTCTTTCCTAATACTTTCAAATGCAGAATAAATCTTGTTTATAGATACGGTACCCTCGCCTTTCAGCCCGGTTATCTTTGTATCTATGTCCATTCCCATCTGAACTTCTTCTCTGTTCACTGTGGTTTTTACACTGATTTTTGTACATCCTGCAATTTTCAATCCATTATAGAAAATTTCAGCATTTGTACCCGAAAGTACTCTTTTACCCGTTATCTTCTCTTCCATAAGCTCTCCTTAAATCTCAATTCCCATATCCAGATCTTCCATAGCATCTACAAACTTAAATTTAGCTCTTATAGCTATATGACTACCTGTATTGGCTTTGTTCAAGTCAATCTCAGTCATCTCTGAAGTATCTTTCTTTTTCTCTTTTTCAAGATACTTTTTTATCCAGGCCGTATTCAGCGAAACTTCAATATCTTCATCTTTGTCTATAACTTCTCCGGCTATATCCTGAAGATACGAATGTACAGCACCTACAAAAATCTGCTTTTCGTCGTAAGTATTATTTTTCTTACCTACATACTGATCCTCATAAGTTGATTTTATATCACTTCTGACCATGTCAGATCCTTCAACAATTTTTATTTTTTTAAAGTCAGCCGGTGCTTCCTCAGATATAGTTACAAGTGAAGTAACTCCTCTTGCAATCTTAAACTTCTCACCATCAAATATAATAATAAATTTTCCGGCATTTATATCCTCATCCGGATTTTTTGACTGCTTTATATCAACAATTTCCTTGAGAACCTTATAAGTTGAAGACTCCTTGATATTTACTCCTGCCAACAAACCTGCAATTCTTGCTGTATAATCTTCAGGCTTGATTGTAATGACCTCGCCCTTGTAAACAATTGATATGTTTGTCGTTGCAAAATTTACTACTGCCGGTGAATCTGCAGCCTGATCTACAAGCACAGCCTTACCCTTCTTGTACTTCTTCTTTTTCTGACTGTCAAAATAGCTCGCAAAAAGAGCACCCTCTTCTTTACTTAAGCAAGGTGCCGCAAACCAGTCAAATTTCAAATTTTCAATCAGCTGTTTACATTCATCTACATTAATGCCCATTTCTTTAGTTACAGCCCTTACTACTATAACTTTGTTCGGATTCCCCATAAAACACAAGTCAATTATTCTAAAATTATCTGCAGTCCAGTCTTCTTTTACTACATCCTCTATCTCTGTATAGGCATTTATTACCGTTGTTTTAGTGCTGTCTTTAAGTAATAGTAATACAACTCCTCTACTGCTTCTTGCAACAAAGGAAACTGCCTTTTTATAAAATTCAATATTTATACTTGGTAATCCCATTTACCCTCCTTATTTAAAAACTAATGCTTTTACAAACTTCTGCTTCAGGCTCTTTAATATTCATATCATCAAAGAAATCCAAGTTGAATGTTATATGCAGTGTATCATCCGCAATACTTGATCCGATATTCAAGACTTTCAAAAATCTATCTCCCACTTTAAATCCTATACCTATTCTACCTGTTATCAGCTCTACCATCTCATACATGTCTTCATTACTACTTTTACTTTTTTCCATAAAAGTAATATCAACAAGAATCAACTTCTTACAGCTCTTGCCATCAAGCTGTACAGATATAGAAAGTGGTACAAGTTGTATATAGAGCAGTGGAAATGCTGACTTATCAATCGTTTCAATCTGCTCTATATCTTCAGCAAAAATATTTAATCCCTGTTTAACTTCATTTAAAAGCCTTATTAAAGACATTTTAATATTATTTAAACTAAGCATTAAAAAGCCTCCTTTAACGCATTCACCATTGCTTCGATATCACTACTGTAATTGGACTGTTTATAGTTTGCTATACCTCTTTCAAGCATATACTGACCTCTTGTCATTCCGCCATTCTTTGTTCTTCTACCATAATTAACAGCCGGGCCATAGACTATATTATTTTTTATCCAAATAATATAGTCATTTCCCTCCTTGGTAACTTCATTGTACCAATTTCTTCTCAGATGCCCTGTAACAACCGGAGTCAAGTCCTTTACAGAATCGACTGCATGCCTGCCTATCTTCATTGCTTCTCTTTCAAATATTTCTGACTGCCATGCCTCAAGACCTCTTTCAAGCATATCTGCGATCTCATTCATATCCCTCATCAAACCACCTCTTCTATCTTCAAACTTGCTTCTATGTGTGACGGATATTTAAAGCTCTTTCCTGCTCTGCCTGCAATGATGTCTCCTGAACTTGTTCTAACTTCTATAAAGTCCTTATCCCTTATATCTATGTTAGGAGCTGCGAATATAACATACTCTTCACTCTTTTCATAAGCTATATCAGTTCTGCCCGGTTCTGATTTTGTAGACAAACTAAGACCACATGGAACATTGTCATAAATTAGTTCTTTTTCACTTTTACTTTCGCCATAATCAGTCTTAAAAAGCTTGTATCTGTAAAGCCTTAGCTTATCTTTGTATAGCCGGCTTAATATCCTCGCCTCACTTGTCACTTTCCTTTTCCTTAGTCTTTTTTTCGCTCTTATTATCTTTATCTTTTATTTCAGAATCAGGCTCAGAATCCTGCTCCCTATATCTAAAAAGATATGATAACTTTTCACTATCCTTCATCAATCCATCCTTATCTTTTTGTACTTGCTAAATGCCCTTAAAAGCTTTTCATCAAAATAACTGCTATCTATAGCAGTATAACTTATTGATGTATCTCCTCTTTCAATTGAAGTAACACCATCTAATACGCTTTCTTTATACGCTTTTACTACCATCTCCCTAATTGCAAAGTTAAGCCCCTCAGGAAAATCCTTTCTGTTAAGGTAGCTTATAATTGCACTCCTGGCATCATCAATCATGATACCAAGTAGTGCATCACTTTCAGTGTCGGTAATTCCAAGCAGTGTTTTTATCTGCTCAAGCATATATTAAGCCTCAGTACTGATTCTTATGCCCTTAATGCTTGAATCTTTGAGCCATAAATCATGATACTTTCTGTATCCTATAAACCATGCATCCGCCTTCTGATTAAGTTCCGGAGTAATAATCTTTGGTGCATCCTGCTTACATACTGCAATAGCTGCCTTTTTTGGCATAACAATATAGTTGATCTGCTTTGCAGTTGACTTCTTTTTAAATCCGGCTTTCTGTCCTGAAGACTCATTTCCCTTAAAGAAGTCATACTCTGTAAACAAAAGAGCTGATGGAACCTGAATTATTGGACATTCATCAATACTTCTTACCTTTGTTGTAATTTCGCCTTTCTTAAAATCAACCTGTGTAAGAGTTTTTGTAAATGTCTCATTCTGATTTAAAAGCCCCCTTGCTTTACCATTTATAACAACAACAAGTTCTACGCTTTCACCTACCTCATCTTTGATAGCATCAATATCACTTGTAATAGATTTATAAATATTTTTCTCTGTCAGTGCTGTACTCTCAGCTCTTATATTAGATGCTGCCTTATCCTTTACTATCCCATGAATTTTAGAATATCTATATGCATCTACCTCCGGAACAACCTGAGTTCTCTGAAATTCACCTAATACATTTGAAGCTGATGCCACAAAATTTGTTTCTTCCACATCCATTGCATCCAGAGTAAAGCCCTCACCTCTATCCATTGTCATAGTCATAGTTTGATATGATAAATTAACTCCACCTACAGGATAACCGTCAGTTCTTGAATAATCCTTAAGTCCATCCATAATGATTGTTGGAATCTTTACTTCCCTACCACCGTTATAAATAATGTTTCCTGCATTCTCCTCCATAAACCCACTTGTAAGTTGCTCAACCATAAGCTTATCAAGTTCATTTTGAAATACCGATCTTGTTCCATTAATATTCAACGCCATTTTAAATCTCCTTAACCTCTTAATCCTGCTCTAATTATATCTGCTATAGAGCCTGTATCCTTATCTATGTTTCCTTTACTTCCTTCAGGACTTTTCCCTTTTGCCACTTCTCCAAGTTTTTTCTCTACCTGATCGCCAAGAGCTTTTTCAAAAAGCTTTACAGCAGCCTCAGTATCCTCAAGATTCCCTCTTAATATCAAAGGCATCAACTCTTCAGATAATCCTTTAGTCCTAAGAATATTTTTAGCTTCAGCCTCAATCTCTCTTCTTGCAAGATCTTCCTCTCTTTTTGCAAGTTCCTTTTCTCTATCCTCTAAGCTCTTTTCAGGTGCTTTTTCAGATGTCTTATCTTCAGGAGGTTTTTCATCCTCTTTATTTTCATCCGTCTCACCTTCTTTAGGCTTATCATTTGGATCCACAGTAACTTCTTTGGAATCCTTAGAGTTTTCATCTTCAGCAGGTATTTCCATATTATCATTTGACTTTTCGTCATCTACAATATTTGAAAGTTCATTCTCGGGACTATTTACCGGATCCTTATTCTCAGTTTCTACCTCCGTAATACCTTCCTTCTTTTTGTCCTTTTTTACTTCCTCCATTAAAGCTCCTTTCAACTTAAAAAAGACTCTGAAAAATTTCAAAGCCCACTTTTTATAAAATAAAAAAGACTGCATTAGTTACAATCTTTTCTAATCTCGGTTTTATTATAGCGTCACACACTATACCACGTTTAAAACACGTTTAAACACCGTTTAAATTCGTTTAACTATTTTCACTTGAACATTTATACCCTAATGCATTTAAGTGCATTTAAACGCAAAATATAGCCTTGTACTTTCCTATATCTCTATAACTTCTGATATTTCACTTTCTCTTAACTCATACCCTACTCCATCAGGCTTTGACCATACAAGAATCATATCTTCATACGTATCATCATCACACACTATACAATCGGGCTTACAATCAAACTCTCTTCCATCTGTCAATATAATATGTGCTTCTTTACCCATATTACTTAAGTCATCTAATTTATATATTTTATTCATGTCCATCTACCTCTTTTGTTGGATATAAGTGTACACCTTTGTTGGTATATCGTATACATATCCTTCTTGTTTCTTCGTATTTATTTGTACTTCTATTATAGCATCTTCCTATTGCTCTATCTACAGAAACGTACTCTGACATCACATTTTTGTTTGCCGGATTATATACAAAAATTCCTTTTCCACTATATTCTTTTATTATCTGTTCAATATCTTCAGTTTTATAAAAAAATGATTGTGGTGTAATGCTATTTTCTCTTCCTCTTGTGGCCCATGCTTGTTTAAATCTGTTTAAAAATGGTTTGCTTCCTTGTATGTGTTCCAACTGCTTGTTTTTTTGTACTTTTAAGTTTACTTCCCCATTTTTCAAACTTTCTTTAAAGTCTTCAATAGTTGGTATAATAACTTTCATCTCATTGTATTTAGTTTTATCATCATTATACTTAATATTTAAAAATTCATTAAATGACATTTTTCTCTTTTGAACATATTTTTTTAATTCATTATACTCTTCCTTATCCCTCTTACTATTCCTATCCTTCTTGTTTTCCAGGCTCATCCGTCCCTGCTCATCTTTTGAAAGACCGTCATACCAGTCCTTATAGCTTAGATTCCCATCAACTTCATAGTTCTTTCCATCTGCTCCTCTAGCTAATCTTTTTAAAGGCTTCGTATCTGCCATTGTGGTACTCCTACAGTTCGGATGCATAGGCGGATAATTCTCTCCGATCTTGGCATCTTTTAAAGGAAAACTCTTCATGTCAAGTTCCTGACATATTAAAGAAGTTTTTCTATCTAAAGTAGCAAGATATATATATTGTTCTATTCCACATTCCTTATACGCATCCTTTGTGGCTTCTTCACAAACCCTTGCAGATTCCGTTCGTATAAGCATTTTTGCATGGCTCTTTGACACATCAACTCTTTCTAAAAGTCTCTTTGTCATTGTGTCAATTGAATCACCTCTTATAAAACCTTTGGTTAAAGTATCTTTTAAAGTACTTCCAAGCTTATTTACATCCTTCCATATACGCTTTGAAAAGCTGCTCCCGGCATAACTTCTCATAATTACATTCTGTATAAGTTTAGGATTAGGGCTTACAAAGTCCTTACCAAAGCCCATACCCTGCTGTACTCTGAACACTCCCCTAAAATAGCTGTCTGTATACTCTGTAGAAAGATGCTCATACATATTTACTTGATTTTCATTTGCTACAGATAATGCCAAAGCATTTATTCTCTCTTGCATCAACTCAAGATGTGTTATGTATCCGCTCTTTGACTTCATCCTAAGACTCTCTTCAATAAGCTTTATATTCTTCTCTATAGCATCTGAAACTTCTTTAGGAAGATTTACATTTGAAAGTTTTGCTTTTTCTTCCGTCAGTTTTTTAAGAAGTTCTCTTATATCAGCTGCCTGACTGCTTGTTAAAAGCTTTTCATTACTCTGTGCAAGTAGTGACTTGCTCTTATCAAGCTTCTCATATAGTTCTCTTATCTCTTCTTCAAGTTCTTTTGATACTTCATTATAAGCTTTTCCAAGCTTGTTTTTTATATAGTTTTCTGCCCTATTTGTAGCAAACTTCTTATCCCTTAAAGCTCTTTTTTTCCAATAGTCACTACTTTTCATATATTATATTGGCTCCATAAAAAGGCCTTCACTTTCCTTAAGCTCTTCCTCTATAGTTTCAAGCTCCTTATCAGTATCACGAATAATACCGGCAGGTAACATGTCAAGCTGTGATCTCTTACTTACAACTCCTGTAAGTTTAGTAACGTTATCAATAATTTCAGATACATTTTCAGTGAAGTTTCTTGTGTACTTCTGCTTTACTGTAGATGCATCATAATTTTTTGATTTTTTCCAGTTGATCCAGTCTGTAATCATGCTTATTTTCTTTGCTTTTGCAAGTCTCATTCTGTTTTCTTTCATTATCGCAAGTTGCTCAAGTCCTATAAGCTTATATTTTATAGCAATTCCGGACAAATCCCCGGCAAAGCTTTCATCAGTCAATGCCGGTACTTGAGACACAAAGAAAATATCTTTAAAAATTCGATTTTTAAAATCTTCACTTGAGGTATTGTCTCCACCTTTTTCAAGAAACTTAGCATCTCCTTTTTCATCAAGATACATTATTCTCTTATCTTTTAGAGCAGCATCACTATCACTAAGTAAAATATCTTCTCCGTCTTCATCTACCAGTCCACCTTCAGCTCCTTTTATCAAAAGATATGCATCTGTAAAGTAATCCATATCATTTGCCGTATTACTTTCAGCCCTATCATAAGCATCTATAAGACTTATTACGCCTTCATAGTCTGAACTCATCTCCTGTGTGTTCCAGTAGACGATCAGAGGCACATCATTAAGATAATGTTTTCTTATATCTACAAGTGAAAATCTTCCATTGCCTGTTTTTCTTTTAAACTCATACATATCAGTTTTATCATAAACAACAGCTCTTTCCTCTTTTAAGTTGCCATCAAGATTATATATTGCTGATAGTTTTATAAATCCGTTTAGGAACTCATCCGGAGAAGCACTGTAAATAGGTATTATTTCTTCAGCTCCATACTGTCTACTTCTAAGTTCACTCTTCTCCGTTATATATATAAGTTCATATGCAATACCTTTTTTACTGGCTTCCTTTGAAATTTCATAATCAAAATTGTAATTATCATCAAGGTAAGGAATCAATTCTTTTTTATAATCCTCATCCTCAATTAAATACTCTACAGGTTTACCTACAAAATAAGATGTCGCCATATTGGTTATGTATCTTGCAAAGCCATGAAAAAGTTTGTTATCCGGCTTTTTCCCTTTCATAAACCTTTTAGCAATACCATCATTTTTAACTTCATAGTATCTATCAAGCATTTGATAATGTCCTACAAATTCAAGCTTGAACTTATTAACTATTTTTGTTACGAAATCTTCATCAATAACTTCATCCATGTCAAAATAAAACATATATTACCTACAATCTAAGTTTTGACTTCTGTCCAAGTCTGGCTTTCTTCTTGCCCTTAACATCACCATTAATAAACTCTACAAGACCTGTCAATGTATCCTCTGCATCATCATGATCGTTCTTGCCTTTTCTTTGATACTTCTTTATATGTCTTGCAAACTCCGGGTATTTCTTCTCCCAGTCCTCAGGCATTATAATCTGATCCATCACATTACTTGCATTTGCAAGTATTCTGGTCTTTTTATTCTTGCTTTGTGAAAACCATGTAACCATACATTTAAAAGCCTTTAACTCCTTTAAAAACCTTATTACATTTCTTGCAAATCCTCGGCCACCGTTATTACTCTCTATCAGGCAATCTCTAACACCACAAAAAGCTAATCTTCTTGCTGTTTCCCTTTCAGTAACTTCCATAGCCTCGTCAGTATAATAAATATCAAGTACATAGCCATATCTTTCAATTACGGCAGCAGCTATCATACATAAATAATCTGCTCCTGTGTCAGCTGTATCTACATATGCAATAACTCTCTCAGCCTTGTCAGTGTCAATGACATCATAAGTCTTAAAGAGTCCGTAAAGACTTCCTTTCTTATCTACAGGCTCCTGCATGTAGTTAGCAAGCCATATATCCTCATCAAGTGTAGCAGCCTTCATCTGTAAATCCTTTGTAGAGTACAAATCTTCACAAATACTGCTGCCATCCTCAGTCAATGCTGTAAGCTTTAGCTCATAACATCTTCCGGGGAACTCTGCCATCAGTCTTCCTGCCAGATCGTCGCTCGCCCACCTTGTCTGAATTACTATTACTAAAGCACCATCAAGCATTCTTGATTGAAAAGTGTTCTTATAAAAGTTCCATATCTCATCCTTTTTGTTATCATCTACAGCTTCCTTTGCATTCTTAAGCGGATCATCAATAATACCGATATGCCCTCTCATACCTGTAATACTTCCATCAAAGCTTGTAGCAAGATAACTCATGTATGAACCTTCTACACTCCATCTTTCCATAGCTCCGTCACCGTATTTGATTTTAAGCTTAGGAAAAAAGCTTTTTACCGCATAGTAATCAAGGTCTCCTTTTATTTCTTCATCCTGAATCGCTTCTCTTACACTCTTTGAGAATGTGAGAGATAAGGTCTGATTGTAAGATACTGCTATAACCTGTGTTTTAGGATTATTTCCAAGTACCCAAGTAATAAATGTGCTTGCTGTGTAACTCTTTCCAAAGCCCGGAGGCTCATTGATTATAAGTATGTCTGCAATTTCTCCGGTTTTACTTTTAAGTCTTTTTTCATATGCTGCTTGTAGCGTTTCACAAATTTGTGTCTGATACTCTCTTTCAGCTTTAAAAAACTCCGGGTTTCTTAGATTGCAAAATGTTCTAAAGTCTTTGATACCCTTTTCTATATTTCTTCGTCTTATAGATTCAGGAGAATTGTCAAGACCTTTCAGCCCTGCTTCCCTGTCTCTATAATCCTTGGCAAAATTTAAAAAATCATTCATATCAGTACTTTTCATGACTTAAAATCATAGCAGCTACATCATGTTCCCTTCTAATACTTTCAGCACTAACTGCATCATATCTATGCCTATTATCTCTATCCCACTGCCTTTTATACTCTTTTCTCTTAAGCTTACCTGCAGCCTTTCTTCTTTCCTTCTCATGTTCATATGCTTCACATGTAGATAGGTAACCCTGTATACTTCTTCTACTCTTTTCAAGTAAAATTGCTATGTCGTTTATCTCAAGGCCGTCATTAAAAAACATATCATAAGCCTTATCTTTCCAATCTTTCATTGCCACTTCCTCTTTTTGTCGGATTAAAAAAGGGCGTGACAATAGACTGTACATCCATGTCTTACCCTTTGATATTGTTTTTCATCTCTTCTTCAGTTTCATTAGCAAGCTCTGTAAGAATCTGTGCAACATCAGGATGTGATGCGGCAATTTCTTTGAATATCTTCTCCTTAAGCACGTTCATAGCGGTATGAATATCCCCGGCATTCTCTCTTGCCTTAATCTTAAGTCGTTCATTATTGACCTGTGCACTTTGCAGAGTCGCTATAGATTTTGCAACGCTTGCCATCTCTTTTGCTTTCATTTCCCCATCCATCATAGCTTCCATAAGGATTTGGCTCATAATCATATTATTTGCCTCATGCAGCTCCGTTGGTGGTCTGTCAACCTCATCTTCAGCTAAAAGCTTTGCAAACTGTTTTGCCACCCTTACAGATTCAAACCGCTTCAGGTATTTTCTTCCATACCTGCCAACACTCGACTCATGTACATCATACCCTGCATCATTTAAATCATCTGAAATCTCCTTGTAGGTCTTTCCACTAAGCAAACTCTCTTCAACGTCAGTTTTTACTTCTACAGGCAAGCTGTCAATCTTTCCATGTGTCCTGTTATCAGCCATCAGCCAGTCCTGTTTCCGCTACATTGCCGTCAAGGAAATCAATGCCCTTTTCAGTGATAAAGTACACCGTTCTTTTTATTCCCTGCCTTGCATTCTCGTAATTTTTACACCTTACAAGTTCCTTACTTTCAAGGTAAAAAAGAGTATTTTCTATATCAGCCTCAATCTTACTTTTATTAAGAACCTGTGTAAGTACCTGTGTACTGCACCCGGTAATCCCTGCCTCTTCAAGCGTTTCAAGAATCGTCGTTCTTGCCACTTCCTTTGTAGCTACATCAATAAGTCTACTCATTTCTATTTACTCCCACATCTTCCATATCTCCCTCAGCCAAATTCACTCCCCTTGGAGTAAGCCATATAAGGGAATCTATGTAACTTGCTTTATTAATAACTACCTTAATGTATTCCTTCCCGGCTCCACCAAGATAATACAATGCACTCTTAAGTTCTGTATCAGTAAGCACCCCTGATAGTGGCAGTGATGCTTTTAATACTGAAATAGAGATGTCCTCACCGTAAAAGCCATAAAGCCTTTCAATGATTGCTCCTCTAAGCTCTTTCTTTTTTAAAATATCCAGGCTTCTCACTACCCCTCACTTCCTGTAAAGACAAGTTAAACCGTGTAAAAACATTAGTTTAACTTCCCTTCAACTTCCTTTAATCTTATATCCACCGATTCAACGCTTTTTCCAAGTTTCTCCATTGCATTATTTATTCCCACCATTGATGTACTTATTTCCCTTAGTGAATCGTTCATCTTGTCCATCTGTCTCATAAGAACTTCTTCTCTGTGCATGCTCTCTTCTCTTATCATTATCTCTCGCTTTTCAGACTCTTTTCTGATAAGTTCTTCACGCTTTGCATTTTCACTCATGAGTAAAGCTTCTTTTTCTCTTGCATTAATCTTTGCATGCTCAAGTTCTTTTCTAACTTCATCCTGTTTTGCTTTGATATCTTCATGTAGCTTTACTTTTTCAGCAGTCAATGATTCTTCTCTGTCCTTATCTCTTTTAAAGAAGTACCAGATAAAAACAGCTATGAGAGCCACCTGAAGTCCCAGATCAGTTATACTTTTTAATATAAAAGTTATATCCATCATGCACTCCCGGTATTACTACTTTACAGCAGCTCTTTTTAAATCAAGTACACTTGCCTCAATCTTATCATCAATGTATGAATCTAAATCTAAAATGTACTTATTAACTTCTTCAATCATTACAGGTGATAGCTGTGCCTTTACACTTTCCCTTACTTCCAGTGCAAGTGCCTGCAATTTTTCTCTTGAAACTAATCCTTCTGCTACCTTCTGTCTTAGATCCTTCGCCTTAGCCTGCTCCATAGCAGCTACAGCAGTTCTTGTAAGCCCGGCTATAAAATTCTCTGCAAAGTAAAAAGAGTTCTGTGCAAATGCATTATCTTTGAATCTCTCATCATTCTTAAGTCTCTCCAAAGTACCATCAATATACTTCCTAAGATATGTCACCCCTGAACATAATGCCGATACCACGATTACCATCATTACACTTGTAAAAACATTTAAAACTATTTCTTTCATTTTGTTACCTCCAAATTTATTTATCTTGTACTAATATATATTTGTACTTTCTTCCTATATACTTAGGTGTGCCATTATTTTATGACTACTTAAAAAGACGGTATCCTATGTTCCCATAAAATACCGTCTTGTTTAATCAAACATATTTAGTTGTCCCGGAATATTCTTTCGACCTGATTCATCTCTCACAAGTCTGTATACCGTTGATTCACTTACTCCGTACTTTCTTGCAATCGCCCCCATACTTATGTCTGTTTCAAGATACTCTTTTTTTATCAACCTGTAAAGTGCCGGTCTTCTGATTTCTTCAATCTTTGGCAAGTATATAGGTGTCCCACCAAATTCTTTACAAAGCTTTAGGAGAGCTTCTATCCCTATTACTCTTGCATACTCCCTATTGTTCTCAGATAAGTCCTCCGCCCTAATATCAAGTTCTTCCATCTAAA